TGAAGAGTTATATGCCGAAGCCGAAGAAATCACCGAAGAAGAAACCAACGAAAAAGACAACGAAGAAAAAAGCTCAGTAAGAATGTCAGCATTAGCTGTCGTGGCTAATACAATACAGACTGCAAGAAATAGTGTTTCTGGCCCCATACGTAGTTCTGGTGGAACGAATAGGAGTTCAGGAGTATCAGTAAGTACATCTAGTGTAAGTGGGTCTTCAGGGTCTTCTATGTCTTCTACAGGTGGAGTAAGTATGACAAGCTCACCGAGTATATCGGACCAAGTTGTTTCTGCATCCGCACAAAATCAACAGGTTTTGTCTATGAGCTCAGATGTAGATACCTCTGCAACGAGTGTAACTGTTACTCTAATGCCAGATATGGACGGGACTCCACAAGTTGCAATGGCAGACGTACAGGTCCAAGACATGCAAGGAGAGATTGATACAGCTATTTCAGGAGTTATGACAGCGAGTGAAGCTGACCAAATTGCAGAGCAGATTGTTGCTCAAAACATTCAAGAACAACAAGAGCAAGCTGAAGTAGAGCAATCGGAAAGTGGACAATATGGTGACGAATCTACGTTAGTTGCTTACTTAGGCTATGTCGTAGGCTTTGATGCCTATAGACAAGTACAGATTCCTCAACAGGAAACATGGTATGAATCTCGGGTTATTTATGCTAGTGCTTCAATCGATGATAATACGCAAGCCTTTTATGGTTTAGCTAACTCTAGCTTAAATAAATTGGGAGACATGATTAGTATGCAACCACCCTTATAAATTATATGGCTAAAAGCAAAACACCAAAACAGGCAGCAGTAACACCTGAAGAATTAATGGAAGATATAAAAAAGATTTGGAAACAACATAATAAACGGAGAAAAAAAGATGGAATGGTTTGAAAGTAAAACAACACAACTTATCGCACTTGTCAGTATTGTCGGAACTCTAGCAGGATTCGGCTACACAGGAGCAACTTATGTGAATAGGTTAGAAAACCTTGAAACGAAAATAGCTAAAACTGAAGAGACTGATGATGGGCTTGGTGAGATTGAGAAAAGATTTGAAGCTTTAGATACATCTATATCGTATATTAATAAAACTTTAGATGCAGAAAAGACAGGAGTTATTGCTAAACTGGATTCAATTAGTTTACTACAGTCACAAATAGAAGGTTTATCTATTGCAGTTAGAGAACTAGAAAAAGACGTGGCTAAGCTTGAAAATGAAAATAGCAATCCTTTAGCTAACTAAAATACTGCATCTAGTTCAGTTTCTATATTTTTGTGTAGAGGTTCTAAAGCAGTCCTTGCTTCTTCAATTGCCTTGAGAATAACCAGTCTGTCCTCTTGATGAAAGAGGTCAATGTGTTCAACGGGGAAAGCACTAAGTTCCGTAACCAGTTTATTTTCAGAGTCAATACAAAGCTTCCAACTTATTAGGTTAGCTTCCCTCGACCTTTTGTTCTTCTTCATTTTTTATTTCGTTAAATGTTACTAGGTTTTGTTTCCCTCTTAATCCGGCCTTCATGTAAGAGGTAGCTCTCCCTTCAAAGAAGTTTTGGTGTTCAACTCCCATGACCTCATCTATCCACCCCAGAGGATTATCTTTTTGTCCAAAGTTTGTTTTTAGCCCTAGTTGTAGTAGCCTTCTATCTGCAATGTAACGATTATAAGCATACATATCTTTCTTTGTAAGCCCTTCAATGTTACCCATATCAAACACCAAGTCTAAAAACTTGTCTTCTAGTTCTACCATTCTTCTACAAATGTCGTAGAGTTCTTTCTTAAAATCATCGGTCCAAATATCTAGGTGTTCTTGAATAAACTCCCGGAATAGTTTGGTCATTGCTTCTACGTGCATGGATTCATCCCGGATACTATAAGTAACAATCTGTCCCATTCCTTTCATACGTCCAAATCTAGGGAAGTTTAAAAGGATAGCGAAGCTTGAGAACAACTGTAGCCCCTCAGTAAAAGCTGAGTAGACTGCAAGAGTCTTGGCAATGCTTTGTTTATCTTTTAGTGTAGGTTTAAACTCTCCTACGTAGTCATGCTTGTCTGACATTTCTTCATACTCTGCAAAGGCTTTGTATTCTATTTCAGGCATGCCAACAGTATCCAATAAAAGACTGTAAGCATGTTGGTGTATTGACTCCATGTTAGCAAAAGAAGTCATCATCATTCTAGCTTCAGGCTTCTTAAAAATACGCATATATTTATCTACGTACCCGGAGCCCACGTCTACATCTGATTGCGTAAACAATCTAAAAATTTGTGTTAGTAAATTTTTTTCAGCTTTCGTTAGTTCTTGCCAATCTTTGACATCATTATGTAAAGGAACTGATTCAGGCATCCAATGCATTTGATTTTGTAGAACATAGTAATCAAACATCCAAGGATATTCAAAAGGTTTATAATGTTCTCTTGTCCCTAATATACTCATTTATTCTCCATTTGTTCGGCATACTTTTGCAGTAGCCATTGGTTAAATTCTTTTTTATATTCTTCTTCTGTGTAGGTTATAGAAAGCGGTGTTTTGTTTTCATCGCAATGGTCTAGCCACATACGTCTACAAAACTCACTAAACTTTTTATCCTTCACAAGCAATACAATCCACTTCCTCTAATCTTATACGAGGTATTTTTATATTTACATTCTCTGCGGTTCTAGCAGCATCTGACCTAAAGTAATACAAAGACTTCAACGTGTGCATAGCATACCAATGTACATCATTAACATACTGTAAGTATTCGTCATGTATTTCTTGAGGCTCAGTTGCCTTCGGGAAAACAAAAAACAGATTTACGCTTTGACTTTGACAAACGAACTCCTGTCTTTTGTACGCATGTTCAACTATCCAAATTTGGTTAATCTCATTTGCGGTTTTAAATAATTCTTTTTCTTTATCATCGAGTATATCTAGGTGCTGAACGGACCCTTCGTTGGCCGCAATGTCTTTCCAGACCTGCTCAAGCTCGTTTCCTTTTAGTCCTTTTTTTCTGAAAAGACTTTCAAGATTTTTGTTCTTAACTTGGTACGAGCCTGATAAAGTTTTGTGCGTATATACGTTAGCACGATATGGTTCAATACTAGGGGAAGTGCCACCACATATAATACTACTACTGGCATTAGGAGCAATAGCCAACAAATGAGCGTTACGATGACCGCTACCATGTACATCAGGAGCTTCGCCACGTATTTCGGCAAGTCTTTTAGTAGCTGCAACAGCATGTCCTTTGATATGTTGGAAGGCTTTGTAATTAAAGCCAGTTGCGAAAATGCCTTCAAAAGGGATGCCTTTGCGTTGGAGGTAAGCATGGAACCCCATTGCACCCAATCCGATAGACCTCTCTCTGTAAGCTGAGTATGCAGCTTTCGTAAAGGATTTTTTATCTGGTCTGACATGATTAGAAAAGCGTTTGTAGTTAGCATTATACTCCCCAATCTCGGATGTGTCAATAGCATTATCAATAAAATGCTGTAAAACATTATCAAGCATAGTTACTAGGTCATCAATAAACTGTTCATTCTCAGACCATTCATCAAAGTGTTCTAGATTTACTGAAGAAAGACAACAAACTGCAGTTCTTTCTTCGTTAGTAGGTAGTGTTATTTCAGAACAAAGGTTGCTTTGTTTAATCTCTAGTCCTAAATCTTTTTGTGGTTTTGGTAAAGCATCATTACAGTTATCTATATTAACCATATAAGGCTCACCAGTCTCTGCTCTAGCATTAAGTATCTGCCACCACAACTCTCTAGCACTAACTATTTTTACAGCTTCCTTAGTCTTAGGGTCAATCAATCTCCAGTCATCATCATTCTTTACTGCTTGTAAAAACTCATTCGTTAGGTTGATTCCGTTGTGTAGATTCAGACACTTACGATTGATGTCGCCCCCGGACTCTTTACGAATGTTTATAAACTCTTCTATCTCCGGATGGTCAATATCCATGTAGGCTGCATAGGACCCTCTACGTGTTATGCCTTGATTGAAGGCTAACATTTGAGAGTCAACAACTTTCATAAATGGTATAGAACCAGTAGAACGACTATTGTTAGCAGTAGCGATGCCATTACTTCTAATATCTCCCCAATATCCACCAATGCCTCCACCTGTACTTGCGAGCCAAATGTTTTCATCATAGTGAGCAGATAAACCATCCCGGCTATCAGGTACGTAATTGAGAAAGCAGCTAATAGGTAAACCCCTATTGGTTCCCCCATTACTAAGAATAGGAGTGCTAAACATGAACCATAAGTCGGAAGAGTAATTATAAAGTCTTTGAGCAAGTTCAAAATCGGTGTGTCCTTTAAATGTCGAAGCAAAGACAGCAGCTCTCGCAAAGGCTTCTTGGGCATATGTTTCTCCTTCCTCGTGGTAGAGGTATCTATCTTTAAGTGTGTCTAGACTGAAGCGGTCTAGCTTCTTTTCTTTGTTGTAATTAATGTTAATACCTAGATAAGGTTTAACTCCTACTTTGTCATCAATCATTTGTTTCTCCTAAATGATACTCAGTATCTTCCAATGCTATAGCTATAATTGCATAATGTATAATCTTTAACAAGTCATATTCAGCGTCATTACCTTCTTTCTTACCACACCTCATAGCATACTTCATAATATTACCCATGCAAAAACCTTTGCCATGCCCTGCATCAATAATCATATCAGTTGCTTGATATTTTCCCTGTGCGTAATGTCTCTCATATGTACCATCTACATACCTTTGTATTTGTTCTATTATATTTTTTTCGTTAAATTTATATTCCATATTATTCTATCCATTCTTTAGGGAGCGTATGCTCACTATACCATTTAAAATTATTAGTCTCTGCCCATTCAGCATGGCTTCTTTTTGTGCCATCCTTTCTTCGTTTTGCCTGTGGCATAGGAGAACTAGGACTAGAAAACAAAAAGACTAGCTCTTGATGAGGCTTCAAGGACTTACGTATCCAAACATACTTATTGTACTCTTGGTAATCCCAGAATCTACCTTTTGCTTCCAGTAGGTATTCTACACCATCAATAGTCTGTGTAAAGTCCGGTTCGTATTTATGTTCTACAATGTAGTTAATCTTTTCGGAATGATGATTCCAAGATTTTAAAACTGAGTTATGTAATTGGTATTCCCATCCGGAGTCGTATCCTTTAGGAACATCTTTTTCTACTGGCCTAACTTTACGTGGCTTTCTATAACCCCTCTTCACTTTGAAAATCCTTTAGGGTTACAGAGTCTAAATCCTTGTTTAGTCTCTTTAAATTTTTATAGAACCATCTCTCTGAGAAAGCAGACAGCATAAACTTTTTATTTGCATAGACATATTTTTGGTCTGGCATGTAGTCTTTAAAGTTATCTATGTTTACTTTCTTTCCCTCTTCATCCGGGATGAGAGATTTAATCCAGTCTACTGTAAGAGCTTTGGCTTTCTTTCGATATCGTTTTGCTTCTTTACTGTTCATATTACTTCTGGTACATTTGGTAGCTTCTCTACCTGAGTTAAATAAACTCTTCCTTTAGCGTAGTTAAATGTTCGGAGCCCCTGACCATCATTAGCATCCTTATGACATTCAAACTTATGAGGACACCAGTTACAGTCTCTTGGTAGTTTCATATTACCTGAGACTCCATCCGGGATAGGAGGATAGCAGTAATTAGGTGGTGTCTTTCTTTTCATAGCCTGTTTAACTTCTTTTATTCTGTGAGTTATGTTTGGCTTTTCTAAATCATCCGGGATGAAAACAGTAAGCTCCCCGGTTTCCTTATTCATAACTAAGAAGCCTCCTTTGTTAGTCTTCTCTGCTTTCTCATAGCCGGCTAACTGAGACAAATAACCAAAGGAATCATTCTGAGCTAACGTACCATCTTTAAACTTTTTAAATGCGTAACCTGATGCTGTCTTTACATCAATGACTTCACCATCTATTACACTATCCATATGCCCTTTTATGCCTGATACAGTTACTTCTTTTTGTTCTGATTGAACAATATGACCTGCTAACCTAACAAAAAACAAAAGTAAAACCTCAAGTAAATGTCCATACAAAAACTTAATAAAGGTAGGAGCATCTATTTGTTCTTTCTCTTGCTCTGTGTTTAGGTCATACCATAGTCTACGTAAAGGTCTACCAATGTTAGACATACGTAATCCATTCTTAGGTCTCTCGACAGGGGTTGCCCAATGTCTCAGAGCATCTTCCATGTCTCGCCCAAACTGTTCATACATATCTTCCGGGATGTCGATTGCTTCATCCTCATTGAGAACTTCTATAAGTTCATATATATCTTGTACGAGGGTATCTAAAGTTTTATTCTTCTTCGTCATCCTTGATTTCCTTAAATGCTTTTATAACGTCCGTAGAAAAAAGCTTTTGTAAATTTACTAAGTACATACGACTAGCATTACCATCGCCACCTGATACAGTTTTAAACGTATCAAGTTTATCTACTATCTTTTTAAGTGTGTCTGTTTTAAAGACTAAGGTGCAGTACTCTTCGTCACCTATGCATAGGTTATGAAACCAATAGTCAGACTCTGTGGCTCTAATGCCGGAAGGTTTATTCCAACACTCATACTCAATGCATATGTTACCTGTGTTCTGCCAAATGTCTCTTTCTGATTTTACTTCTACCTTTTTGTTCGTTAGCATTGCTGCTATCTTTTCTTCCCTGATTTCTCCGTAGGTTAAATCTAGGTCAAACTTCTTTCTGTTTTCTTTAGTGGGTTTCATTCCAACTATCTCCTATCTTGTACTCACCGGTAAGTGGGCATCTTAGGTTGTACTCTTTAGATGCTTGTTCTATGCACCTAACTGCTAGGGCTCCTACGTGTTCAGCTTGTTTATCTGGGACCTCTACTTGCCATTCATCGTGGATATTACCTACGATTTTTGCAGGTATAGTTTGTAATCTTAACATGTCATCAAAGATTATCAAGGCCTTTTTCATAGCTATTGCACCACTGCCTTGAAGTAAAGTATTGAGAGCAGCATGTTTATGTCTCAACCATATCTTCCGACCATCTAATCCTTTTAGGTATCCTTTTGTAGCTGCTCGGTCAACTCGTTCTTTAAGAGACCTAAATGAAGGCTGACTATCGAGGAAAGATTCTCTAAGTCGTTTACCATCTGCTCTGCTTCCTTGCACGATAGAACCAAGCTTTTCATCTCCTGCTCCGTAAATAAGGGCATAGATGAATGTTTTTGCCTTATCTCGTGATTCAAGTCCTGCAGACTTTTGGTTAGCTGTATGTATGTCTCCGTTGATAATTTCATTAATGTATTCCTCGTTAGCCATATAGTGTGCCAACATTCTTAATTCTAAACCACTAGCATCTATACCTACTAGCTTATGCCCATCTGCTACAGTCCAACAGGCCCTACACTCTGTACCAAAAGGAGAGTAGACTCCCGGGACTTGAGCCATGTTCGGATTCCTATGGGACATTCTCCCGGTTATAGCTCCGGTTGAAATAACAGCCCCATGCACTCGTCCATCTTCTTCAACTGCTTCTACCCAAGACTTCACTTGAGCTAAACGCTTTTGATAAAGTAAGAAGTCTGCTATGAGTTTCGCTTCCTTGATATGTGTTATTTTCTTTAAAGTATTTTCATCTACGATTGGTTGGCCCGTAGGTGTAAATCGTTTTGGTTGCCATCCGAAGTCAATCAGATATTCACCTATCTGTTTACGAGAACCTAGATTAAATTCTTGTAGGTGTTTTCTCATGAAAGGCTTTGTATCTCTTGTTGATACTCTAGCATTGTATTCTTCTTCGCTTAAACCAACCTTGGATAGAGTACCATCTGTTTTTAGTTTAGGGGTAACGAGTTTATCATCTACCCATTTAGGTTTAAAGGTCGCATGGACCTCTTCAACAGTCTCTTTAATCTTACAGTTTAAATCAGCAAGAAGAGTCATGGCTTGCTTCTCATCAAACATAAAACCATTCTCTTCTTGTTCTCTCAGTATGTAAGTGACTTGATGTTCAAGATTAATACTGTCCATTGAAAACCCAACAGATTCTTTCTTAAGTTGTTCAAACAAAACTTTATTTAAAACAACATCTTGTACACAATACTTAAGAGTTTCCTTTGTATAGTTAGTGAAGTCTTCGGGAGGAGTAGACTTCGCAACTCCAAGCTTGTTACCCCAAACCTCAAGAGAATGGCCTTTCTCCCTTACAGGATTTAAAAGCCTAGAGAGGACCAGAGTATCAATCACTTTATCTTTATGCCAAAGATTGACTCCATGTAGTTTATGGATAGCCGGCATATCAAACCCAATAATGTTATGTCCAATGAGTTTATTTGCCCGGGATAAAAACTCTATACCTTCTTCAATATTTTCATCGATAATGTCGAAGGTATAGTGCTTATCGTTTTCGTCTATAGCTGCAATACAATGTATCTCCGTTGGGGTCAACGAGTCTGCTTCTATATCAAAAACTAATTCCATAATTAAAAGGGAACATCCTCATCAGTAAAATTGCTGTTGAGAAGTTCGGTATCTTCGTACTCAGATAATCTACCTGTCTCTTTATCATACACTAAAGCTGTGGCTAAACCAACATCCCCGGTGTATCGTGATTTAAGAATCCGTAATCTCGTTGTACGAGCTTCTAGCTCATCTTCTGATTGCTGATTTCTTTCTAAAGCTATAACACAATCAGAGAGTTGGGCAATCGCATTGGAGCCTCGTAGATGGGAGAGGCTAACATGGACTCCGTTTTCGTGACCCTTATCTCCTGATACTCTACGTAAGTGAGAGACCAAGATAATACCGGCACCAGTTTCCTCAACCAAGCTTCTTAACCTAGTCATTATGGAATCAATTGCTCTACGTTCATCGCCTTCTGTTGTGGCGGATACGAGCATGTGCAAATGGTCTACGATTACCCAACGACAATCACAACCGACAATCAAATAACGAAGCTTAGAGAATATGTCTTCAATGTCATTGGTCCCGAAGTGAGCATGTATAAATACTCTATCGGACCCAAAAGTTTTATCAAACATACTCACCAGTTCGCCTTCTTCGTAACTGTCCCTGATATGGTCAATGTAGAGCCGAGCATCAGCTTCAATAGATAAGATACCATCGACTGTCCTTCGCCAATCTTCTTCAAGGGCTATTATGCCCACGTTATCGTTGGTCTTATTAATTAGCCAATGCTCTAGCTCCCGGGTAACGGAAGACTTACCAAGGCCCGTTCCGCCTGTCAAAGTCATTAGTTCCCCTTGTCGAAGCCCAACAAGTTTCTTGTTCAGTCCATGCCAAGGATAAGGAACACTCTCTTTCTTTTCACGTTCTAAGAAAGAACTTTTCTTGTCGGATACTCTAATAATACCACTAGGAGTATATACCTTTGCATCCCACCAAGCTCTAGTAAACTCACCATGTAAGTTTTTTCTAAGCATATCGTTAGCATCCTTGTGACCATTCGGGATGGTAGCGATACGAGCCTTACGTGGTTTGATTATACTAGCAACCTTACGTGCTGCTTCCTTTCCTTGTTTGTCATTGTCAAAACAAATGACTACGTTATCAAAGCTTTCAACGTATTCGATGTTATCTTTGATATCCCGGACTGCTCCTTGAGCTCCGTTCTTGATGGATACCACCGCCCACTTAGAACCAAGAAGTTCATAAGCTGCCATAGCATCGCATTCACCTTCAACGATAGTGAGATACTTCCCACCCTCTTTGAAAAGCTGTTGTCCGAACAAGCTTGCACCTGTCATGGTCCCTTCAAACTTAAAGTGTTTATCCTTTATGTAGCGAACCTTGGTCCCGACTTGCTCGTTGTTTACATGATAGGGGTATCTGTGTTGAGCTATTTCGCCTTGAGCGTTGTAGATAACCTTAACCCCATACTTCAATGCTGTATCTTTTGAGATGCCTCTATCGGACAAAGGAGCATATATTCCATTGTCAAATGTTTCTTTCTGTGGTGGTAATGGTGTTCTAGTCATAGGTGTAAAACTTTCCTCCTTACTCTTTGGTGCAAACTTACCACATGAAAAACATTTTGTAGAACCATCTTCATTAACAGCAAGTGCATCACTACTGCCACAATCAGGACAGGGTTGATGTACTTTAACAAAATTTGGATTAGTATTCATATTGTGCATAAAAAAGGCTAGGTGTCTCATGCACAGAAAGACGACCTAGCCCGATTAAAATTTTCCTAAGATTCTTCTTCTGTGCTTTCAGAATCCGTAGGCTGTTCAGGTGCATCAGCACTATAGATTTCTACGATTTTACTTGAAAAGAAATTAATACCGGCCTGTAACTCTTCCAAGTCAAGAACAGCATCTACTTTCTTTTGGTTTAATCGTTGCAATCTTCCGAAGACTTGTTGACCTTCTTCAGGTAAATCTTCTACAAAGACTTGCACATCATCTATAGTGATGAAGGGTTTATCAGAGCCTTCAATGACTGTCGTTTCGTCTGCCATTTAAAACTCCTCCCCATCACCGAATGGATTCAGTTCGTCACCATCCTGTGATTTCATGGGTACTAAATCAAGAACCTGCATGGCCTGAAAGTCTAAGCTTATACCTGATTTCCCTGCGTATTCCCAAGGATATTCATTGTATTGAACTCTAACCTCAGAACCATTACCGACTGTTACGTCCATAGGCTCTTTGGATTTATTGAAAAGTTTAGGAGCTGAACGAGTTCCGTTCTTACCATTCACTTTTCTTTTTATGGTGACAGCTTTACCTATATATTGAGGCGTACCATCATCATCTTTCAAACTAAAGTCCTTAACTTTAATTCCTCTAGCCTGAAAGTCTTGAGCATCTTCGTCACTAATTACTAGGTCTACTGTGTAGACTGGTTCAAAAGTGGTATTGGGAACTGTGACGCTCGCCCAATACGCTTTACCATTTGCAACTGCCATATTTTTCTCCTTATAGCGTTTATAGTTTATGTTGCTTATTATACTCACCACCTTTAGGTCGGTCAAGTACTTTTTCAAAAAAGTCTAAGACTTCTGTTGAAACTGTTTTCTCGTCAAAATGAACTAGAAAATTATCCTTTTCTACAAACTCATTCATAAAAGATGATTTAGTTTTATACAGTTCTTCTTCATTCATCAAGGTAAATTCTTGCCATGAACGGAACTGTTCTTCGTTTAATTGATAGGTTGTCATCCTCTTAATAATTTAATGGGTAACTTACAGTTCTCTTTATCGTGTGTAAGACTAAACGAATTTAAATACTTTTCTATGGCCCTTTGTAATTTACCCGGGATGTTTCTGTTGAAACTTAAGTTAATTATTTCTCGATTAGCTACATCATAACTTGCCACGAAAGCATAGTCTCTCCTCAAATTAATATTAGCAATATACTTTGCTAAGTTCTGTGTAGGTCGAGGGCAAGAAGCAATAACCTTATTAGGAACAGGAGTATCCTTTATAGGGGCAGTTACTACCTCTTGCTCTCTTTCTCTTGGGGTAGAAATTTTTTCGGGAGGTGGTGCTGAAACTTCCGAAGGGGGGAGAGTCGTTTTGACACCTTCGGTTTTGGGGTTTGGAGGAGGATTAGTCTCAGCACCTTGACTTTGTTCTTGTGAAATTCTTTGTGACTGTGTATCAAAAAACATATTGTAAAATGATTCTGCGGCCTTTTGAGTCTCACTTAATTGTCTTCTAACTTCTTCTATTTCCTGTGAATTATCTTCTATCTTCCTTTCTAAATATTCAAAGTCTGTTTTATTACTTTGGACATATTGTGAGATTTTAATTAAATCATTATTTAATTTATTTATTTTTTTGAATTGTTCTTCTTGATAATTAGAGTCTTCGATTGCATTAAATATAAACAATCCAAGAACAAGAAAATAAACAGCTATTAATGCGTAATCTGATGGTTTCATATCTACTCCTAGTTAAAATATTTATGTAAACACTTCCTCTTGTCTTCATAACTTGCTATGATGTCTAGCTCGCCTTCAATCGTGGCCATGATGTCAGGATGTTCTGCAACACCTACACCTCGGTCCAACAATACTTCAATGTTCATTACGTGACTCTGAATCTTAGCTTCAAAAAGATTATCCAGTCCTTCTATTATTCTATCCTTTAAACTCATTTCTTTTTACCTTTCGTTTTAGTTTACCTCGCCAGTTCTTCTTCCAGACTTCCATAGTACCATCGCCAAAATGAACTGTCAATACTCCATTGTTTGCATGAAGGGCTGTAATTCTATCACGTTCTTGCTGCTCTGCATATAGTTTATGAATGTCATATTCTGTCATTCCAATATCTCTACTCCATACTCTAAGTCTTCGAAGTCTAGCAGCTCAATAACTTTCGCTCTGACTTCACTAAACGTAGGATGATAATTAAATACTATAGGCTCAATGTGGACCTTGACTGCCTGTTCAAGGCCTATCCACTCGCTGACTTTTTCTAAACCAAAACGTCTAAACTCTTTCTCGTCTGTGTTTTCGTCTGTCCCTTCAAAGCCGGCAAAGTCTCCATAGAAACCTTGAGGTTTAATTACTCTGATAGGCTCATGGCCCCCATACTTGAAGCTAACAGTTTTTTTCTGTTGGATAGCTTCAATTACTTCTAATGTCATCTGTGCTATGTCTGCCATTTTTGCTCCTTATCTTTATCTAATAGCTTTTTAATTTTTAATGCTTTGGTTAAACTTAATTTGTAATGCTCTCTCAAACCATCCAGTTTAAACTCTTCGTTTGTTTCACGTTCTAGCCTTCGAGCATCAATTAAAATTTTGTATTCTTCTTTCAAGGGTTTACTCTTCCTCCTCTTCAGTATCAGAACCAAGAACAATAAACTTTTTATCTAGCCAATCTTTACTGATTCCATCTTGAACTAATTTATCTTTAAATAATTTTTCTAGTTCTTTTACTTTCATTTTCCTTGCCCCCTATAAGGCTTGTGGGTTTCTTTCTTACGTTTCGACATAGTAGAAGTACCCACGTTCCTTCTACCTATCGAAGTCTTTTTACCTCGCTGACCAGTCTTTGAGGTATGTTCTATTTGTTGTTTAGCTTTTCTCATACGTTTAATAATTTTTCTTTCTCAGATATCGCCATGTACTCTATGTCTTGAGAAGATATTGCTTCCCGGCAATGATAGGATAAAAACTGTATAACCAAAAAGGTAACATAAACTTCGTCATGGTAAGGGACCTCTTTATCCCATGCATCCCAAACATAGTCTACGCAGTCTTTTTCTAAATCAGGCCTTGTTGGTAACTGCCAACGCTCTGCGACTGCTTCGCTTAT